AGGCAGTCCGGTTATTCGGATCGTCCATAATTTTTTTTACTTTATCGACAGTGGGGAGCATAATTAAAAGTTTATAATAGAAGTATTTCTAGTAACTTCTAATTCTACAACTACTCTTGTCATTAGCTCTTCTATATCGTTTAAATAAACTGTTTCAAAAGGCTTAACGGTAAAATTCTTTGTAGTTGATATTATATCGTTTTGCGGATAAGATGGATTAAATACAATTAAAGATAAACCATTAGTAGATTGATCTTGATTGGTTGTAGTGATTTGCTTTACCCCGTCTAGAGCTAAGATACTACCGGTAATATCTGTAAGGTTAACTGTAAAACCTAAAGTGATATTAATAGGACTAAAGTACGATTCAAATATACTCTGTATTTGATCTTTAATAACACTCGGCGGTATTTTTGAATCTCTTTGAAGAGTGACAACAAGTCTAGAGTTTGTAATGTCAGTCGGGTCTACTGAATCTTTACCAAGACCGATAGTAACTGCTTTATAAACCGGGTCCATTATTACTATTTCTGATGTTAATGTTTTTTTATCGTTAACAGAGGAAACAATCAGTTGTTTTTGAGATGGTGTTAAATAATTTACGTAATTATTTGTAATAAGCTTTGTAGCTTTAGGTAGAACATACACGTATACATTATTAAAGTTACAGGCATCAGCAAAAGCCATTTGATTGTAGAGTACTCTATAGTCTTGACCAGGGTTAGTTAATCCGATATCATATAGATATTTTAAGTGCCCATTTACATACTCATTATTATTGAGTACTTTAACATCGTTAATAATATTAGCAAAAGAGTTCTTAATAAATGCTTGGTAGTCTGAGGCTGTAACTACTCTAAATTGAGATCTAAATGTGGCTGGAGCGTTTGCACGAATGCTATTAACATCTTCTGCAACAGTATAGGAAGTAGAAATGTTAGTATTAGCAAATTGTAGATAAAGAATGCTTGTATCGTTTAATAAAGTTAAATCTGGACTAATAACATCGACCTTAATGTTATTAAATTGACCGGTAGAGTATAAAACAGCGGGTTGTCCATCGATAATACCAGAACCTACCTCTCCAGCTAAACCAAGAGATTGTAGGTAGTATATAGCTACAGTATCTCCGGTTGTTAACTGAAGACCGTTAATATTATCACCAAATTTTATTTCGTAATTTTTATTACCGTTTAAACGCACTTCAAACTTTTGGGCTGTAGCGTTTTCAAGATAAAGAGACTCTGAACGGGACCATTTAGACCATTTACCAGTATTAATACTCTTTACATAGACATCTATGTTAAAATGATCTATAATGGTATTTTCACCAGGTACAAGGAACACTATTTCATTAGACTCACCACGGGAATTATAAAGCGGATACTCTATATAAGAACCTTGATATAAAAGATATTGGTCCCCTACTGAAGTTAGGTACTCAGCACCATTTTGTATAGTCTTAGTAAAAGTAACATCGGTATTAAATGAATAAGTAGCATTGCCTGCTCTAATAAAAGTATAACGCGGAACCGTATAGGTACCGTATGTAAGATCTGAAGTAGCAGAGGTTGTAAATGAAAGAGTAGAGGTTTGATTACCAACCGGGGAGTAATTTATAAGACTAACAATACGATTAATGTTTTCATAAATCTGGGACTCACTGAACATAGATTCAGTTGAAGTCTGATTAAGATAGTACATTAACGTGTGGAACGAATAAGCGATAATATTGTTAATTGCAGCAATATTAGAACCTTCAAAATATTGATCTGTAAATAACCCGCTATCAGTAAGACGTTGACGGATAAAGTCTCTTAATGAAACAGCGTCAAAAGCAACATATTCGTTCTTTTTTATGTCTAGGTTAAGACTGTCTGTTGAATTGCTTGTTGCCATATATTATAAGAGGTTAAATCCGTTTTTTGTAAGCGCACCTGTAATGCTAATATTACTGTTTAATGAAGGTATAACCATACTTAATGTTACAGTATACATTTGCTCGTCTATATTCACTTCTACGTTTATGCCTGATATAGTTACCCGAGGCTCATACACTTTAATGCCTTTAAAGATTCTATCCCCGATAAGCTGAGCTATAACATCGGATGCTGGCTCAAACAGGTATTGAAGCAAATTTAAACCGTAATCCGGATTTAATAAGTTTTGACCTGGCATTGTGTTAAATAAATTAACAATAGAGTTGTTTATAGCTGCTAGATCATAATCAACACTAACATCTCTTTTAATAGGGTTTGTAAAATCTAAATGAAGATCCGCGTAAAGATGTTTATTAACAGTAATTTGCGAACTTGGTGCTAATGTATTGAAAACGAGGCTTGCCATACTAATTACTTAGGATTAGGCTGTAAAAGCCATAAGTAATATTATACCTTTTATGAAGAACAGTAAGTTTATATCTCTATACGAAACTATTTATGATCGCTACAAGCAAGGCGCAGGGTTCTTGCAAGGTGATGTTGTTAAGCTTAAGAAGGACTATAAATCTGCTGAAGGATATAAATCCCTAACAGAGATGTTAAGACAGCGTTTAGACGACGCAGAAAAGTCGGGCTATAACTTACGTATCGGCAGATTACATACCCCGCAAACTAGCGCGGGTTCTATGGGTATTAATACAAGCTTACCTGCAACTCATGCTGACCTCTACCAAGAACCGTCTCCTGGTTCATTCGGTAACTTAGTTACTATTCCGATCGACTTAATTGAATACGTAGATACTGGTATTAATTTGCCTGAGGTTTCATCTAAAAACAAACGTCCAAATAAAGATTATATTAAGCCTGGTAAATGGAAGGCTAATAAAGACGAACCAGAAACAAAAGAGCAGAATCACTTAAGTCACGAGCAAAACTGGGTAAAGAAAGGGGATTACGAACTAGCTACTAAGAATAAAAAGCCTTCTGTGGGCGGGAATAGTTACGACGACGAAAAACCTTCAAAATTTAAACCTCTTAAAGGTACTAAAAAATTAACTAGAGAATCAGTAGGTTTAGAAGGTATCTACACTCAAATGATTACGGAAGACGCTACTAACGATGTAAATCCACAAGGCTATTCTATGCCGGCTGAATGTAAAGTTAACGGGAGAGAAGTAGACGTCGGTAGTTTAGAAGTTGCTGGTGTCGATGCCAGTGACCGTCCAGATTTTACTGGTGCTTATGTTTCAGGTGGTCGCTTCACAGACGGTACCCCAATGAGTGATGCTGAATTAGAATTATTTAATAGTCAATATAGTGACATGGCACAAGAGTTAGCACATGACCAACTTGTTGGTAACGCTGATTCTATGAATGACATCGATGAAGCAGATGTTGCTCCAAACTCTAGCGGCTCAGAGCCAGCTGGGGAAGTAAATCCAAGTCCAGAAGATAGAGAACAAACTTCAGCTCTTTAAAACTGGCTTAAAGCAATAAGACAGCTAAAGAAATTGATCTCTTGATCCATAACTAAAGCGCTTCTATATAAAGACTCTGAGACTTGCAGCAATGCAAGTCTTTTTTTGTCTTCAGGTAAAGAGCTCTTATAAACGGCATTAAACAGATCTTTTAATAATTTAGGATAGTCATTACCGAATGTTTGCTCACTTTCAATAACGAACTTACGTATAGACATTAAGTCGTCTTTAGAAGATAGTTTCTCCAGGATATCTTGTGCGAATCCCTCATTATTAATAGTGGCTTGTAGATTGAGTGTGTTATTGATTACACTACGTTGTATGTAGTTTATAATACGTCTTAAATCAGGGTAATAATAGCGGATAACCTCTTTAACCCGATCTACTTGATCAGCAGCTACTGTAACCTGCTCCTGTTGTAGAATATAGATTATTCGCTTAGCATATTCCCTAATAGGAGGAGTAAAATCAGTGAAAACTTGACAACGAGATTGAATGGGCTGAATAATACGATGTAGATAGTTACCAGTGAGAATAAAACGGGTGTTACCGGAGTATTCCTCCATAACGTTACGCAGCGCTCTTTGACCAGCGTCAGTAAAGTTATCGAACTCATCCAAAAAGATAACCTTAAGCTTTCCGTCCAGGCTCTTAGTCTGTGCAAACGTAAGAATGGAGGTACGAACTTCATCGATACCGTTCTTCTCACTAGCGTTAATGTACAAGTATTGTGCATCTAAAATCTCATTTATAATAACCTTAGCTAAGGTAGTCTTACCAGTACCTGCATTACCTACTAGCAACATATTGGGGATCTCTTGCTTACGTCTGCACTCTTCTACAAACGTACGCAGAGTATCAGAGAGAACCATATCGGCCAGTTTAGTGGGCCGATATTTTTCTACCCAAATGTTTTGAAGTTGCTCGTTAATTGTCATTATTCAAGGCGAGCTGGTTTATTATCAACCATGACTTCGCTAAAGCACTCGAGCTGCTTAAACATATCTTGATCAATAGCATCAGACGAACCAAAGCCCTTTTCCCCGCGTTTTGATTCACTCACTACTTCTGTAAACTCAACATTAGCTTGAATAAGCGGGTATACAATAAGTTGAGCGATTTTATCTCCTGCTTTAATTATAACGTCTGTATCGCTAAAGTTATAAAGCTTAATACCCATATCGCCTCGGTAAGGGTTATCAATAATACCGAAATGAGGGAATACATGCTTTTTAAACCCCATACCTGAGCGACCTTCAACCCGGAGCCAGTAACCTGGAGTGATATATGCGAGCTTGAGGCCGACTGGCACAACAGCCCAGGGATCAGATATATCCCCTGTACCTTCAATCATACCTTTGCCCCTATAAGGAATAGTAACATCCTCTACCGCAGTAACATCCAAACCGGAATCTCCAGTATAAGGATCATCGTGGTTATACTTAGGAAGTACAGCCGAATCATGCGTCATAACAAACTTAAGAGTTACTGGAAACATGGTATTATATTAACCTCTCAGCAAAGTTTCTCCACCGAAATTATTGTTGTTTTCATTAACACCAATAGCTTTGTTAGCTTGAAGCCAAGCAACAAGCTGGTATACTTTGTCTGCAGAAATAATAAAGGTTCCATGACCTTGAATGTTTACGATTACATCTTTCATAGTAGCTCTATAATATATTCATTGCTTGATAACTCAACTGTTTACATAAATATTCTTAATGAATCCCCCGCTACCGGATAATAAACCAGCTGACAATCAGCAGATTATCGATCAAATTGATACTTTTATAGCTGGTTTGAATCCGCCCCCTGGAACAACAGTAGCTACCTCGGTGGTTACTAAGACTGTAGGGCAACCTAAACCAGATGAAATTAAAGTAGTACCACCCGAAACGGATGAAGATATGAAGCTTTTTGTTTTAAAGCATAGCGCAGCGTTGGTTGAAAACAGTGTTAAGAGTATAATGGAATTACAAAAGCTAACAGTAGCTACCGGGGACCCTGAAATGATGGCCGGATTAGCAAGTTTAATTGCCGCTAGTACCGGTGCAATCGAAACAGTTAATAAAATGCATATTCAAAACAAAAAGTTTGAAGATGCTAAAGAGCTTAAGAAGCTAGACCTCGAAGGTAAAAAGGAAATACAAAGACTTAAGAACGATGGTTACCTTAACTTACCAGCTGGTAATACTAATATACTAGTAGCTACCCGAGAAGAGATTATTGCACAATTAACCGGTAAGGCTAAAGCTAAAGCTATAGAAGGTACTATTGAGGTGGTGACTCTTTCAGGAGCTGAGCTCCAAGTTGCGCCTTATGTTGTACCGACGATTTAATAGATTTGCTATGAGAGTTCCAGAGTACTGCTACTACCATTAATCCTATTACAGTACCAATTACCCACATTGGCACCATTATAGCTACATAAGCTAAGCCAAAAGCAGAAATACTGACTCCAAGGAAAGTTATACATTTAAGTAAACCAGCGAGTATTAAGAATAGTATACCGACTCCTACTAAAGCTTTAACCATATAGCCAAGCATTTCCTGGCGTTGCGCCTCTCTGGCGAGAGCTACTTTGTCGGCAGTCTCTTTAGAAATACGTGCTATTTCTATTTTTTTATCTGCTTCGAGTCTTTCGATAGTGTCTTTATTAGCTTGCCGGAGTACATCCTTCTCTTTTTCTTTTTGTAATATTAAAGCTTCTGCAGCGTCTAAAGCAATTTTTTGCTTTACAGCTAAATCTATGTTTGCTTTATACTTTATATATAACTCATCAATAGTTTTAGTTTTCTCTTGATCTAGCTCTTCTTTAATTTTTTCTTTTTGCGTTTCAGTGAGAGGGTCTGCTCTCATCATTATCTCTTTAGAACGTAAATGAGCAATAGTAGTATTAATATCTATCTTTTTTTTCTCTTGGGTAATTTCGTATACTCCGTAGTTTAACTGACTAATAATATTAAAGTTCTCGTTATCTTTCTTAGCTCTATCGTCATACGCTTTTTGTAGGTCTTCTCTAAACTTGGCGTAATCTAATTCCATCTTTTTACGGGCCTCTTCTACCTTTTTATCTGCTTCAGACATTTTGGCGACTGACTCGCTTTCTTTTTGAGCAGCTACGACAGAGCTACCAGTACTACTGGCTAAGCTCTTCCATTGATCTGGCCACTTAACGTTAGGAAACATTGAGCAGCCGGAAACTAGCAAACACAATAAAAGTATGTACATGTAGCGCATACTCATACTTACTGCAAATTAAGCGTTACAATTTAAAGTTCCTTCTTCCTCTCT